TCAGAAGCTTCTATTCCTGATGAACTAGCAGGTGGTGCCTCTATTAGACAATCAGGTGAGGGTGGTAGAGTATATCGTAAGAGGAAGAAGTCCGAGGCAGAGACACGCCGAATGAAGGCAATTGGTGGTGGTAAGACTGCACCTGTCGGATATAAGGACAGGAAGGACATTGGATCCCAGAAGAAACGTAGTGAAAAAGAACAACAACCAGAAAAAGAGAGAGGAACAGCAGCACTCTCTGCCAAAGAAGCACAACGTAAGGCATACAGAGAACGTAAAGCGAGAGAAGCAAGTAATAAATCTACTCCTGAAACTAGCAGATCAAAGGAGAAAGAAGCATCCAAACTTCTGACTAAGAAAACTGCACCTAAGAAACCTGCACCAGGATATAAATCACAACCCGCAAGTGGTAAGACTCGCGTAGAACGTGACAAGATACGCGGAGAGGGTGAAAGATACCTGAAAGGTATTATGAAAGATCAAGAAACTTCTAAGTACAAGAAAGAAACTGGGACCAATCCCGATGCTAAGGGTAAGACAAAGATTCTTGGACGTGTCAATAAGAGAATGAGCACCTAATTATAATGAATTACACTAAAGAACAACTTGTGGACGCACTTGTTCATGAGTGGGAATACCTCTGCCATGATGATTATGACCCAGAAGATCCAACACCAGAAGAATATCGCAAAGATATGGAAGAACTTACAATCGAACAATTGATTGAGGAAACATCAACTGGAGAGGGTTACACACTTGACGAATTTATGGAAAATCACAGCAATTAAAGTTACTCACCTCTAAAGTGCCCCATAGATGTAAGACACTTTAAACCACTATGATTAATTACCTTGTTAAATGTCCATCTGATCCTTATGAGAATACCGATTGTTTCGGTGATCTTGACAGGGCATGGGATTTATGTTTCAATTTATCTGAAGAGTATGGATACGCAGAGGTTGGATACTATAATGTCAAAGGACATTATCAACTTGTAGGTGATTATACAAACGGTAAATGAATATGTGGGAAGAAATTCAAGACTCACCCGGTGAGATCTATGACATGGAAGATTTCTACAAACAGTTAGAAGAACTCCGTGAAATTATGGACAAATGTGTTAAACTTGAGGAGGAGCAATCATGATCACTATTCATAAGTATGAACTCGAAATCCTTCTTGAAGGTATCGAAGATACGATGAAAGTTTTGTCTAATGTTGATTACACAGTAGACAAATATGATCCTCGTAATGTAGAGAAAACTGCACCATATTCGATAGGTTATTCGCGATCCAGTCTCAGAGTTATTCGCGAAACTCTCACAAGAATGATGGAGGATGACAAGTCATGACAATTTACAATTGCAAAGGTGCATGGTATGATAGACGTGGAGCAAGACATGATTTTGAGATCGAATCTGACCGTGCAGAGCGTCGATTTATCATTGAACTTGTAGAGTCAAGGTATCCCACAGATAAAGTGGTAATTAACTCTGTCCGTCAAAAGTAACAACTAATTATTGTTACTCACCTCTAAACTGCCCCATTGATGTAAGACACCACAAACATTATGACATCCACCCATCTCGAACATCCTGAAGATCTTATCCTCACGGGTGATGTTTCTGTGATTGATGCACTTTATGCACCCGCAGATATCACTATGAAGATGGATGGTATGTCACTTGTTTGGGGTACTAATCCTGAGAATGGTAAGTTTTTTGTTTGTACCAAAGCAGCATTCAACAAGAAAAAGATTCGTCTTTGTTATACTACAGACGACATCTTCACTCACTTTGGTCATCAAATAGAAGTCGTTGAGATTCTGTCATATTGTATCAAGTATCTGCCCCGTACAGAGAACATTTATTGGGGTGATTGGTTGGGTTTTGGTCGGACTCAACTCCTAAAACCTAACACTATTTCTTATCTCTTCCCTGAGAAAATCTCTCAAAAGATGGTGATTGCACCTCATACTCAGGTATTTGTTGATGGTCCTATGTGTGAAGCAACATGTAAACCATTGATTGAGATCTTAGATGACACCGCTATCATCAAGTGGGTACAACCTTCCATTGATCGTCTTCCTTCCAATGAAACTGCACCGAATCTGAACACCTCTAAAGTTCAATTCATGACAACTAAAGAGGCAAATGTTGCAAAACAGAAGATCAATTCCCTGGTCAAAGAGGGTCGTGAGTTGACTGATTCCAACCTATTTGATATTCTTGGTTGTGTCTATCTCACCAATCTTTATCAACTGATTATCGAGATCAAAGAAGACATCATGAATTCTATGATTATCAATGATGCACCTCGTAGTTTCATTTTTGATGATGTAGAAACTGATGGTGAGGGATATGTATTCCACACTGAGAACGTTTCATTCAAACTTGTCAATCGTGAGGAGTTTGCATACGCTAACTTCACTGACGGTCGTTTCAACTAATTCATCATGATTCGTTTTCTTTACCTCATTGCAATCGGTTCATTGTTCGTTGCCACTATTAACATCTTCTCTCCAGATAGTGAGGCAGAGAGGAGACAAGAGGCAAAATCTGCACTCGAAAGGCTCATGAGACCTCCTTCAAACGTTATTCAATAAAGTTACTCACCTCTAAATTGCCCTATAGTTATAGACACCTACATTATGACAATCACCCTCCGTCCACACCAGCAACGTGGACTCGATGCACTCAAACAGAATGCTATCGGTCAGGTGATTGTTCCGACTGGTGGTGGTAAGACTCTGATCGCAATCATGGACGCTATGCGTCGTTTTGAGATCAAAGTTCCTCGTGTGATTGTTGTTGTCGCACCTCGTATTCTTCTTGCAGAACAACTTTGTTCTGAGTATCTGGAGCACATCACAAACGCAAATGTTCTCCATGTTCATAGTGGAGAAACCAAACATTTCAAGACAACTAAGTCAGAACGCATCAAGTTGTTTGTGGAGATGTGTCAAACCGTTCGTGAACATGTCATCATCTTCACGACATATCATTCTTTGCACCGTGTGCAAGAGTCTGGAATCCCTGTAGACACGATTTACTTTGACGAGGCACATAACTCGGTTCAACGTAACTTCTTCGGTCCTACAGAGTATTTCTCACGTCATGCAGATCGTTGTTACTACTTTACTGCAACCCGTAGGACTTCGATTACTATCAACAAGCCAGGGATGAACGATCGTGAGATCTATGGTGACATCATCACTCGCGTATCTGCACCCGAACTTGTTAATGGTGGATTCATCCTTCCCCCTAAAGTGAAGGTGATCGAGATGGATAAGGTGGACAGAGCATCTGTTACTCCACATCTTGAGAGTAACAACATTCTCTCTACGATTGATGAGATGAATATCAAAAAGATTCTAGTATGTTCTAAGACTACGAAACAACTCACCACGATCTTTCAGACTGACTTTGCAGACCAACTTGCACAACGTGGATATTCTTACCTCTACATAACTGCAAAGACAGGTGCTGTGATTGATGGTAAGAAAGTCAGTCGTGAAGTATTCTTCGAGACACTGAATGCATGGGGTAAAGATACAGACAAAAAGTTTGTTGTACTTCATCGCTCGATTCTGTCTGAAGGTATCAACGTGTCGCAACTGGAATGTGTCATCTTCATGAGGAACATGAATATCATTGAGATGACTCAGACTATCGGTCGTGTTCTTCGCAAAGGTGGACAATCGAAGACCTATGGGTTCTGTGTTGTCCCTGTTTATTCTAAGGTTGGTATCTCTACCGCCAAGGGATTGCAGACTGTTGTTGATACCGTGTTTGAAAAGGGTGAGATGCTTGACTCTGTTGTTCGTCGTTAATTTATATGAAACAACCAACCAATTCGTATATTCTAGATTGTAAACCAGGACCGTTATCTTTTGTTGTAGGTGATTGGGATGATGCAGAGAGTTTCTATGCGGCAGTTCCCTGTAATAATGGATTGGCGATTGTTAATCAAGGAAATGTAATAAAGGTTTGCAGAAACACATCTTCTGCACGAAAGTTCATCAATAAACACCAAAAACGTAGGAAATAAAGTTACTCACCTCCAAAGTGCCCCATTAATGTAAGACACCACAAACATTATGACACTAACACAAACTAAAACAGAATATCTCACTGAGGTAATGGTCGAACAGGTTAATGATCGTTGGAAGGTTAACACGATCGAGTCTGGTCGTTCTTTCTATCCTCGTCTGAGTTATAAGGTCGCTAAAAAATATATTAAAGTTCTTCAAGGTCGTGTTAACTCCGATGGTTCATATGAGACTGAGGGTGTATTCATGTTCATCGACAAAGAGACTGGTGCCGTATATAAACCAGCATCATATAAGGCACCTGCTAAGGGTATTCGTTTCTTTATTGAATCATTGGCACAGTATCCTGGGTTGGTAGATCCTTACGGTTCTTTCCTCTATGTTCGTTAAATCTATTACTTTACACTCACACTAATTAACAACCATCATGAATGAATTCAAAGTCACATTGTCTAAAGGTGGTCGTCACATTGTTATCACTGTGATGGCAGAATCGACTCATCGAGCATACAAACAGGCAGAACATTTATATCCTGGATGTAGGGCCCTGAACGCAAAGATGATGTAATTAAAGTTACTCACCTCTAAACTGCCCTATAGATGTAAGACACACACCAACCATGACTAACTCAACTTTTCAAACCACAATCGAAGATACCACGTACAACGGGTGGACAAACTATGAGACCTGGAATGTAGCACTCTGGATCGGAAATGACGAAGGTTTGTATAACATAGCACGTCGTTGTTATTCATATCAAGATTTCGTCAATCGTTATACGGAAGAAGGTGATACAACTTTAGATGGAGTAAAGTGGGATGATGTTAA